ACACATTTACAGCTGCTCGTAACCAGTACTATCGCAAAACTAAGGTTGTTAACCTTATGTAAAATAACCGACACAGATCGGGATTTAAAGGGAGCTTCGGCTCCCTTTTTTGTTGTATAAATATATGAAGAGGATATAAAATGTACACAGCAAATATTTCTACAATACTAAGTGATGTAAGCAATATCAGCACATCTCAGTCGGTAAATTTTCTTAGACCTAATGCATTTAGGTTTAGTATTAAAAATTTGCCTGGTGTTAACTATACTTGTCAATCGGCTAATTTACCTAGTTTGTCGTTGGGTTTTGCCGTTCAGCCTTCTCCTTTTATTGATATACCTGTTGTGGGAGATAAAAATTCCTTTGGAGACTTTACAATTCGGTTTTTAATTACCGAAGATATGTCAAATTACATACAAATATATGAATGGTTAGTTGCACTTGGCTTTCCTAACAGCTATAATCAATATAGAAATTTTGCAGGAGACCGGTTGAATTTATTTCCGTTTGTAAAAGACTCGCATGGTGCACCGATTGCTTTAGCTTATTCGGATGCAACCTTAACAATTTTGGACAGTAATAATGTTCCTAAAACTAATATTAGATTTAAAGATGCTTTTCCTATATCAGTAGAGGCTTTAGATTTTGATATTACATCTTCGTCGGTTGAGTATTTCGTAGGTATCGCTTCTTTTAAATATAAAACATTTGAAATTGAAGCATTATAATTTATTTTTTGGAGTTTAATTATGGCAACAAAGCAAGTACAGATCTCTACTGAAGAGATTCGTAAGAGTAAGTTTTTTATCGCAACACCCTGTTACGGTGGACAACTAAACGAACCGTACTTTAGGTCGGTAATCAAGTTAATGACCTTTTTTAACGGTCATCAAATCCCATTAGCTTTCGGTACCATTGCAAATGAGTCCTTAGTTACTCGTGCACGCAATGTATTGCTTGCCTATTTCCTAGCATCAGACTATACCCATTTACTCTTTATCGATGCCGACATTGAGTTTAATGTAGAAGATGTATTGAAACTATACGTCCACGACAAAGACGTTATTGTTGGTGCATATCCTAAGAAAGGTGTTGCCTGGGATAGAATTAGAAGTAATATTCTAGATCCTAATAACAAAGAAAAGACATTGACCGATAGAGATATTGCTGCCTACGGTTCTGACTATGCTATTAACTTTAAATTTATTAATAAAGAGCAGAAAACGATTGCAGTAGAAAACGGTATCATTAAACTTCATGATGCCGGTACTGGTTTTATGATGATTAAGAGAGAAGCAATTCTCAAAATGATCAAAGCCTATCCTGAGTTTAAGTATAACAACGATGTTAATATTAACAACGAAAGTTTGAAAGACCATTTTTATGCTATGTTTGATACTAGTATTGATCCGGTTGATCGTCGTTACCTATCAGAAGACTATACATTCTGCCGTCGTTGGCAAGAAATTGGCGGAGATATTTGGCTTGACCCATCTATTTCGTTGAATCATTATGGCCATTTCTGCTTTCAAGGTAACCCTGAAGCCATTATTAATTTCAATGAAGCGCAGTCAGAGGAACCGAAACTACCTAATGAAGTATTAACATTAGATCTACCTGATTAATACAACATTACTATATTATGAAATTATCTCAAATACAAGAAGAATGGGGCAAGGATGCTCCTATTGACGAATTAAACCTAGGAACAGAAGCAACTCGGGTCCCTATTCTTCATTCTAAATATTTGAGTATACTTGGCAACTCTAAACTCCAATTACGTAAAGCAGAATCTTCTTACTACAGTACTAGACTACAAAAGTATAGGTACTATAGAGGGGAGATGACTGCAGGGGAATTGGATGAGCTAGGTTGGGGTCAGTACCAGGGCAATAAACCATTAAAGAACGAGATGGAAGAATTCCTGCAATGTGATCCTATTTTAATTGAGTGGCAAGATAAAATAGAATACCATAAGACTGTAATCTATACTTTAGAGCAAATTATAAGATCTATCAATTCACGTACCTGGGATATTAAATCAGGTATTGAGTGGTCTAAGTTTACCAACGGCATGATGTAATGACCGATATTGTAATTAAAAAGAAAAATAATGTATACCTTACAGTTCAAGCTGATCCCGGGGTAGCCCAGGAATTAACCGATCATTTTTCTTTTGATGCACCTGGTGCTAAATTTCATCCTTTATTTCGTAATAAAGTCTGGGATGGAAAGATTAGACTCTTTTCAATGTTTACAAAAGAGTTATATGTTGGTTTATTAAGTTACCTTGAACACTTTGCCGAGGTAAACAATTATAAGATTGATTATACAGAGTATATCGAACAATCTGATTCTGTTACTTTAGAACTAATAAAAGAATTTGTAGATGGGCTCAATTTATATCTTCCCGATAATTCCTCTGTCCGTGAATATCAACTCGACGCCGTCTACCGTGCAATCAAAGATGGGAGAAGGTTGTTACTCAGTCCTACCGGTTCAGGCAAGTCTCTCATCCTATACTGTCTCATCAGATGGAATGAAAAATTCGGACGAAAGCAATTACTCCTTGTACCAACAACCTCGCTGGTTGAACAAATGTATACTGACTTCCAATCTTATTCACAAAACAATGGATGGAAAGCATCTGAAAACTGTTCAAGAATTTATGCCGGTCACAGTAAAGAAAATTTACTTCCAATAACTATTTCTACTTGGCAATCGGTCTATGATCTTCCAAAGAAGTTTTTTGGAGAGTTTGATTGTGTGTACGGGGATGAGGCACATACGTTTAAGGCTAAATCTTTGACCGGTATCATGCATAAATTAGTTAATACACCCTATCGTATCGGTACTACAGGTACGTTAGATGGTGCTAAGACTCACCGTTTAGTTCTTGAAGGTTTGTTTGGACAAGTTTACAAGGTAACTACTACTAGAGATTTAATGGATAACGATCAGTTAGCCGAATTAAAGATCTTTGGTATTGTATTGCAATACCCAGATGATGTTAAGAAGTTAAATAAAGATAATAAGTACCCTGATGAGATGGATTTTTTATGTGGGTACGAGCCTAGAAATAAATTCATTCGTAACCTTGCCTTAAAACAAACTGGTAACTCTTTGGTTCTATTTCAGTTTGTTGAAAAGCATGGCTCTATACTATTTGATATGATTCAGGCCAAAGTTACCGATAGAAAAGTATTTTTTGTATACGGCGGAACTGACACCGAACAAAGAGAAAATATTAGAAAGATTACAGAGACAGAAAACGATGCTATTATTGTTGCATCCTACGGTACATTCTCTACAGGCATAAATATTAGGAATCTTCACAATATCATCTTTGCATCACCTACTAAGTCTCGTATTCGTAATTTACAATCGGTAGGTAGGGGGTTAAGAAAAGGTGATGCTAAAACACATTGTAACTTATATGATATAGGGGATGATCTAACTTGGAAAGCTAGAAAGAACTATACGTTACATCATATGATTGAACGAATAAAAATGTATAACGAGGAAAATTTTGATTACAAACTAGTAAAAGTAGACCTTTAATGTATTGTAAATTTTTAAAACTTGTTAATGGAGATGACATTATCGTTTCAACCGATAACGATTGCTCTAATTTGTTTGACAGTAAGTTTATCGATGTAAATGATCCTGTGGTTATTAAGTCTGTAAGGATGCCTTATAGAAATGGTATTATAGAGACATTTATTATGCATCCTTGGATTAAAATGGCTAAGGATGGGGTTATTAAAATTCCTTCAAGTCAGGTGATTGTAGCTACTGACTTATATGAAAAAGCAGAAACACAGTACAAGGAATATGTTGTTAGCTATAAGTCATTAGACGAAGTAACCGTTAATGAATTGTATGAGGAAGAACAAGGTGATGATGCCCTTGAAGAATTTTATAGTATGTTAGATAACCAAGAGGATGATGAAGATGATAGTAGGCCAAGTAGTAGCACGAGAACCCTCCACTGAAAAGAAGGCGCCTGCCCATTACGTAGACAACAAAAAGTTTTACGAAGCTTTAGTTGAATATCGTAAAAAAGTTCTGGAGGCCAAAGAAAACAATCTAGAGAAACCTAGAGTCACCGAATATGTCGGTGAGTGTTTCTTGAAGATTGCAACCCATCTTTCTTATAAAGCAAACTTTATTAATTACACGTTTAAAGACGATATGATATCAGATGGTATCGAAAATTGTCTTACGGCGGTAGAAAAGTTTGATCCCGATCGAGGTATGAATCCATTTGCATACTTTACACAAATTACTTTTTTTGCTTTTGTACGAAGAATACAGAAGGAAAAGAAACAGCAAGCAACTAAGTATAAACTACTAGAAAACATCGATATAGACTCTATTCTTGCGCATTCGGAAGGTAATGAAGAATTTGCTAATTCTCTATTAGAAATGGTGAGAAAACAGGTAGATTTCATTGATATTGATAGAAGAACCATACCTTCTAAGAAGAAAAAGGTAAAAGACACAGAAGGTACACTTGACTTAGAATAGGTAGTAGTATATAATAGGATATGATTAAAGTATACTACTATATAAAAGATAGAGAAGGTTTTGCAACCGATGGTTATTACGAGAGTGATGACAACGATCTGATGCTATT